AAAAGTTCCCTTCAGGGCCTTGGTGCCACGAGAAGGATTGGGTGATGTTTGCACGATATTCGGGTTCTCGCTTCAATATTGACGGTGGTGAGGTGAGAATTTTAAACGATGATGAGATTTTGGCTTGTATTGACGAGCCAGAAGACGTTTTGCATTACTAGGAGACATTTATGGCAGAACCAGAACAACAACTTGAGCTTGAGATGGATACCGATACTGATACTGAGGTAGAGGTTGAAGCTCCCCAAACCGAGGAATCTTCGGTTGAGACGCAAGACTCGTTTGAAGATCAATTTCAAAAGTCTGAAAACGCCACTCAAAAGCGCATAGATCGTCTTACTAAAAAGATGCGTGAAGCGGAGCGTCGAGAACAGGAAGCTATTCATTATGCTAAACAGGTTCAGGCGGAAGCAAGTCAATTAAAAGAACGTTTTAGTACGTTAGACGACAACTATGTCTCTGAGTTTAGCGCTCGTGTTGAAACCCAGATGCAGCAGGCGGAAAAAGAGTTAGCTCGTGCGATGGAGATTGGCGATACTGCGGCAGCGGTTGAGGCTAATAAGCGCATGATGACCCTTAATTCTCAAGCAGAACGGGCTCAACAGGCAAAAATTGCTCAAGAGGGGCAACGAAAGGCAAAAGAACAACAAATTGCGCAGCCGCAACAGTATTCCGCTCCTCAACCAGAAGTTCGTAGGCCCGATCAAAAAGCGGAAGAATGGGCGCAAAGAAACGATTGGTTTGGCCAAGACGAGGCCAGAACCTTTGCGGCTTTTGGGATACATAAGAAGCTTGTTGAGAACGAAGGGTTTGACCCGACGAGCGATGAATACTATACTGAGCTTGATCGACGCATTTCCGACACCTTTGGAGGTAATGCTAAAACCACTACCAAACGGCCCGCTCAGACGGTTGCTGGTGTATCAAGGTCAAATTCTGGGCGCAGCAGTGGGAGAAAGGTTAGACTCACCCCTAGCCAAGTCGCAATTGCGAAGAAATTGGGTGTGCCGCTAGAAGAATATGCGAAATACGTGAAGGAGTAAGCAAGATGTCTGAAGAAAATACAGGAACAATCAAGCGAACTGCTCGCGCTAACCAAGTTAGGGAGAAAACGGCACAAAGACGCCCGTGGGCTCCCCCCTCTATGTTAGATGCACCGCCTGCACCGGATGGTTTTCGGCATCGTTGGATTCGCGCAGAAACGCGTGGTTTTGATGATACTAAAAACATTAGCGCAAAAATGCGCGAGGGTTGGGAATTGGTCCGTAAAGACGAATATCCTGATTTTGAGGCCCCGGTACTAGATACAGGTAAATATGAAGGTGTTTTTGGCGTAGGTGGTTTAGTTTTGGCTCGTATACCAGATGAAACCGCAGAAGAGCGCAATGCGTACTACCAAGCACGTAATGCGGATCAAGTAGAAGCGATTGATTCTGAGTTGATGGCTCAAAACCAACATTCAACCATGACGATTTCTAAACCAGATCGTCAATCTCGTGTAACCTTCGGTGGCCCTCGCAGATAGTTAGGGTCGCTCTGATAAGAGGAAAAACAAATGGCAAATCAAGACACTGCCTTTGGTCTTCGTCCTATCGGGCTTAATGGCGCAGGATCTAATACCACTGGTGTAACTCAGTATGAGATTGCATCAAACAATACGAATGCTATTTTCCAGTATTCGCCAGTAATTCCACTGGCGGCTGGAGTAATAGATATTGTTGGCAATGCCAATGGTGGTACAGTTCCGGCTCTTGGAGTCCTAATGGGCGTAGAGTATGTTGATAGTTCATCAAAGAAACCAGTTTTCTCGAACTATTGGCCCGGTTCAAACAACGCAAGCGTTGATACGAACCATCCCGTAAAAGCCTTTGTGGCGGATAACCCAAATCAATTGTTTATGGTTGCGGCAGACACTTCGTCTACTGATCGTGCAACCGCGCTATCGAACATTTTTGCAAACTGTTCTTTGGCAACGGCAACTTCGGGTTCAACCACAAACGGTCGTTCTACTGGGGAGCTTGATATCTCCACAGTGGCGAACACAGCTACATTGTTCATGCGCGTTGTCGGCCTTACGGGCGATGAAGCCAACTTGGACTACGATGCGGCTGGTGTGAACTATGTTGTTCGCTTTAACTTCCACCACAATGCGCCTGTTGCGGCTTCTGCTTCGCAAACGACGTCATTGTCAACTGGCATTTAAGGAGGGCTGAAATATGGCTATCTCTCGCGCACAATTAGCGAAAGAGTTGGAACCCGGCCTTAACGCCTTGTTCGGACTTGAGTATGATCGTTATGAAAACGAACATGCCGAAATCTTTGAAGAAGAGTCTTCGGATCGCGCATTCGAAGAGGAAGTAATGCTTGGTGGTTTTTCCACGGCACCTATTAAAGCTGAAGGTTCTGCCATCAACTTTGATGATGCACAGGAAACATACACTGCGCGTTACACACATGAGACAATTGCTCTTGCGTTTTCGATTACGGAAGAAGCAATTGAAGACAATCTGTATGATCGTCTCGCATCTCGTTACACAAAAGCTCTGGCTCGCTCTATGGCGCAGACAAAGCAAATCAAAGCGGCTTCTATCTTGAACAATGCGTTCAACACAGGTGCCAATGCGATTGGTGACGGTGCGGCTCTGTGTTCTGCGGCACACCCATCATTGTCTGGAAATCAGAACAACGTTCTTGCAACAGCGGCGGATTTAAATGAAACGTCATTAGAGCAAATGTTGATTGATATTGCTGGATTTACTGATGAGCGTGGATTAAAAATTGCTGTACGCGGCATGAAACTGATTATTCCAAAAGAACTTCAGTTTATTGCGGAACGTGTGCTTAATTCAAATCTACGTCCCGGCACTGCCGACAATGATACCAATGCGATGCGCAGCATGGGAATGTTGCCAGAAGGTGCTTCTGTAAACCACTTCCTTACAGACACTGACGCATTCTTCATCAAAACTGATGCTCCAAACGGTTTCAAATACTTTAACCGTTCGGCCATCAAGACTGCGATGGAAGGTGACTTTGACACAGGAAACATGCGTTTCAAGGCCCGTGAGCGTTACAGCTTCGGTGTTTCTGACTGGCGCTGTGTTTTTGGTACACCCGGCGCGTAAAGTGTGTTATAAGGGGGGAGGATACTTCATTATTCTCCTCACTCTCGACTTAGGGGCAACTTCGGTTGCCCCTTTCTTTTTTTAAAAATTACTGTATGATTTGTTTATCCCTGACAAACACACGGTGTGTTTGACTAACCCAGACAGGAGATCGACATGGGTACTACTACTTTCTCAGGCCCGATTAAAGCCGGGACCATAAAAAATACCACAGGCACAACACTTGGAAGCGACGTTGCAAACGTTGGCCAAGTAGTCATGTCTCAAACTTTTGCGGCGGATTTATCAAACGGTGCTATTGCTGCGGACACAACTAACGTTGTTATTCCTGCAAACTCTCAAATTATTGATTGTGTGATTGATGTTATCACTGCGGCAAGCGGAGCTACCAATCTGAGTGTTGGAGATACCGTAGGTGGCGCAACCTCTATTCTTAACACTTTTGCTATCGGAACTTCTGCGGGCCGTAAATACCCTACTACGCAAGCGGGGGCCGCATTGGCGTGGGAAGATACCGGAACGGCAGATATTCGTTTGACCGTAACAAACTCTGCCGCAACAAATGCGGGAGAGGTTCGTGTTACTATTCTGTATTCTCAGAATAATAACCTTGGTTAAAGGAGGCTTGAATGGCCAATTCAGACGTAAGGGCTAAACGGCTTACGGGGGCTGGAGCGGCTTCCACAGGCCGTGCGCGGCTCCGTCAGGTTCAAGTCTTAACCGCTGCGGGTGCGGGAAGACTTACTTTAACTGACGGAAACGGCGGTGCAACGGTGGTTGATCTGGACTTCTCACAATCTGAAACTCATTCGGTAAACATTCCGGATGAAGGGGTTTTGTTTACGTCGGACATTCATGTGAGTGCTGCAACTAATGTCACGGCATTAACTATATTCTATAGTTAGGGCTGAGTATGGCTTCTAAGCGCGACGACAAGATGCCTAAGCGCAATAAAAAGAATTTCCGCCCTACGAAAAAAGGGGCGGGAATGACAGAAGCTGGCGTAAAAGAGTATAGGAAGAAAAACCCCGGTTCCAAGTTAAAAACAGCGGTAACGGGAAAAGTAAAAAAAGGCAGCAAGGATGCAAAAAGACGTAAATCTTTCTGCGCCCGTTCTGCGGGTCAAATGAAAAAGTTCCCTAAAGCGGCTAAAGATCCAAATAGTCGTTTACGGCAAGCTAGGAAGCGTTGGAAATGTTAGAACGTCCGTTACTGGTTATTGGTTTGTCTACAAGTTTAGGTCTTATTGGAGCGGTATCCTACGCGTGGGCGAGTTGGACAACGGAAACTCTAATATCTGTAGACAAGCGCACCGAAGTAATTGCGACTCAGATTGAATACATAAAATTAGAGATGGAGAAAGCCTATGGCGGCAATGTCCAAGCGTACAAAGCAGAATAAAACCCCCAAGGGTTTAACCTACTTTCGAAAAGGTGGGGAGGCTTCATCAAAAAGCAAAGGAAGTAAGATCTGTCCAAAAGGTAAGGCTTGGGCGCAGCGCACGTTTGATACATATCCGTCTGCATACGCAAATATGGCTGCATCTAAATATTGTAAGGATCCAAATTATGCTAAGAAGTCTAAGGGAAAAGCTTAAATGGGCGAGCTTAAAGAATGGCGTGATCAGAATTGGGTTAGGATTAACTCAAGCGGTGAAATCGCTGGGGAATGCGGTACGTCTAAAGATACGAAGAATCCTGACCGTTGTCTTCCTGCGTCGAAAGCAAGATCCCTTTCCAAAAGCGAAAGAAGATCCACCGCTGCAAAGAAAAAGCGTGAAGGCGCAAAAGGCAAAACCGTCGTTAAAAACACAAAAGCCGCGGAAGTCCAAAACGCCAGATACGGCGGCGAAATCTCGCACCAAAAAGCCAAAAGAAAAACCCCGCGTCCGAAAAACGGCAAAGTAGTTGCAAGGGGGTGCGGAAAGGTGCTTTCCAACCGACGTAAGTTTACGTCGGGGTCAGTGAGTACGTGATGCGAGTCGAGTTTTTTGAACCTAAGCTTGAACAAGGAATTGTTCACGAAATACTTCAGTGGTCTAAGGACGTTTTAGAAACAAATAGTTCTTTCTTTGGGGGATTGCCCCCGTGCCCTTACGCGCAAAAGGCTTGGGCTGACCATAAAGTATCAATAATGTTCAAGTACGAACCTAGCTTTCAGGTTTTGTATACGTCCATTTCTCAGTTTGACGATAACTTTGATCTTAACATAATTGTGGATATTAACTATGAGCAAGATCCAGAAAACTTTCACGAATATTTGCATATTCTCAATGGGTGCATTGCTGACGGGATGTTCATTGATAGAGATGTTTGGTTAATGGGTTTTCATCCGGATGATGAACCAAATGATTTTGTTGCGGAACCCTCTGAAACTTTTGAACCGGTTATAGATCAAGAATATGCTATGATATTTGTACAACGGTTAAGTAAGTTGCAAGAAAGCGCAGACAAACTTGCAAAAAGAGGCTATTATAAGCCTTACGAAGAAGATTACAACGCCAAGGAACTATTTGAACACAGACATCAACTGTATAGGAGACTTAAAAATGGCAATGCGTCCTAAGAAAAAAATGCGGGCTGGCGGCATGGTTAAGAAGATGCGCGGCGGGGGAATGGTTAAGAAGATGCGCGGCGGCGGCATGGTTAAGAAGATGCGCAAAGGCGGAATGGTAAAGAAGAAGTAAAATGGCTGTATCTGGAAGCAAAGATTTTGAGCTTGACGTAGCCGAATACGTTGAAGAAGCCTTTGAGCGTTGCGGTTTGGAGGTTCGCACAGGATATGACTTGCGAACCGCAAAGCGTTCTTTAAATCTAATGCTTGCAGAATGGGCTAACCGCGGTCTTAATCAGTGGACAATTAAGCAGCGCACCGTTACGCTTACTCAAGCCGACGGCGAATACGACTTAGGCACAGACATTATTGACGTACTTTCTGTGGTCGTGCGGCGCAGTAATACGGACTATGCCTTAGAACGGGTTAGTCGGGATACTTTTTTATCTATCCCTAACAAAACAACTCAAGGTAGGCCTTCGCAGTTTTTCTTGGACCGTCAAATTTCTTCAAATTTAAAGTTGTGGCCTATCCCTGACAATAGTACGGACACAATTATCTATGATGCTTTAACGCGTATGGATGATGCGGATGCTCAAACAAATACAATGGATATGCCGTTTCGCTTTTACCCCTGTCTTGCTGCGGGTCTTGCGTATTACATTGCAATGAAGCGGGCTCCTCAACGCATTCAACTTTTAAAGGCGGTTTACGAAGAAGAGTTTGAACGTGCGATGACCGAAGATCGGGATCGGGCCTCGTTTAATGTGGTTCCGCAGTACCAATACTTTAGGACGGGCTAATGGCAAAATTTGCTTCAGGAAAACACTCATACGCTATTTCAGATCGGTCTGGTTTTCGTTACCGATATAAAGACATGCGTAAAGAGTGGACGGGAGCCCTTGTTGGAAAGGACGAGTGGGAACCCAAGCAACCTCAATTGGGGCCTTTTAGAAAGGTTATTGATGCACAAGCTTTACGTGATGCTCGCCCTGATATAAAAGCTACTATGTCCGTTTATGTTGGTATTCGGACGGTTGAGGGCCCTAATTTACGCCCACCCACCGGGTTTGGTCAGGTGGGCACTGTTACGGTGGTGACGACATGAGTTTTACATATTCGCAGTTAAAGCAGGCGATACAAGATTACACGGAAAACGATGAGACGTCTTTTGTGACTAATCTCCCTCTTTTCATCCGGTCTGCGGAAGAACGGATCTTAAAAAATGTTCAATTAAGTTTGTTTCGTAAAAATGTGACGGCAACAACCACCATTTCTAACAAATATTTACCTGCGCCTTCTGATTTTTTAGCTCCGTTTTCTTTAAGTTTAGCGGGCACAGATGACGACAAAGTTTTTGTGGAATTTAAAGATCCTTCTTTTGTACAATCATATACGCCGGACGCCTCAACAACGGGCCTTCCCAAATACTACGCTCAGTTTGATTTAGATTACTTTATTTTAGGTCCGACGCCGGATCTGGCCTATTTAGCGGAGCTTCATTATTATTATAGGCCCCTTAGTATTACAGATTCTAGTTTAACGGAGAGCAGCACAACATGGCTAAGTGAAAATGCTGAATTATCGTTGCTTTATGGCTGCTTGGTCGAATCATATGTTTATATGAAAGGTGATCCGGATGTAATGGCGATGTACAATCAACGTTTTCAAGAATCTTTAATTGGCATTAAGATGTTGGGGGAATCAAAAGAGGTTACGGATGAATACCGCACGGGTAAAATAATAAGGCCGAAACAATAATGTTTAAAATAGATGTAGACGTTCCACAACATAAGAGCCTTGTGAGTGTAAAAACCACTCATAATCGTGGGTTTAATGCCGAAGAAGTATCAAAAGACTGTGTGAGTAAACTGATAAGTGTATCTGATTCAACACACCCTGCGATTAGAGAACAGGCAAACGCTTATAAATCACAAATGGAGCGCATTGTTGCTTATTACATGCGTGAAGCTATTCGCAGTGATCGTACAACTGTGTATAACGCCCTTATAGATGCAGGGCATCCGAAACTTGCTGAACTTATAAGGAGACTTTAAAATGGCTTTCAGCGGAAACTTTATGTGTACC